TTAGATATGATCGAAGCGCAGGTTCGCCGCATCGCAACAGTAAGCCCAGCACCAGTTACTTCTATGGCAACAGGTTATGGCGTTACTGGCGTTCAATACGACTTGCCTAATGGCTCAGTACAGACAAGCGCAGCAGGCGTTGACTTCGTGGTAAATGTAAACGCTGGTTCTATTATTGCTCAGGAAAGCCTGCAAGATGTTCTGAGAGACACTCTGCTTGATGCTTCGCTATCCGCTAAGTTCTCTGCGATATTCCGTCAAGGCGGTTCATTCGGCCCATGACGCTACCTGCGCAGATCGCTGTCTCGTTTGACTTTACTTCTGGCGCTACCTTCGGGTATCCCTTTACTATTGGCGATCCTGAATATGGCAAGTTAGGTGTAGGCACACTAGCCTCAACCACTACGCCAGAACCTACAGTTGATCTGACTCCAAATGTTCGCCAGATAAGCATTAAGCGTGGGCGTAACATCATGCGAGATACCTTCGAGGCTGGCTCAGCAACCGTCAGAGTTATAGATCCAGACGGATCGTTTAACCCACAGAATGTTAACTCACCCTACTTTGGCTTCTTGACTCCACTACGCAAGTTGCGCATCTCAGCAACAGTCGGAGGAGTTGGGTACTTCTTATTCTCTGGCTATACGACAGACTACAAGTACACCTACCCACAAGGGCAGGAAATCGGTTATGTGGACATCATCTGCTCAGATGCTTTTAGACTAATGCAGCAGGCGGGTATCACCACAGTCGCAAGCGCAACCGCCGGGCAGGACACAGGCACACGCATAGGCAAGATCCTAGATCAAGTCCAATGGCCGACATCTATGCGCACCATCGACACAGGCAACACAACCTGTATAGCAGATCCCGGCACTTCTCGCACAGCCCTCGATGCACTAAAGAACGCTGAGTTCTCAGAGCAGGGCGCGTTCTTTATTAACGATGAAGGCACAGCAGTATTCCTAAACCGTACCAATGTGATCAAGAAGTATGGCGATACTCCGATCGAGTTTAATCAGACTACTGGCATTCCTTACAGCAACCTTACCTTCGCCTTCGATGATAAGTTGATTATCAACAGCGCTGGCATGACTCGCGTGGGTGGCACTCAGCAGGTATCAGAGGACTCAGCCTCAATCGCTAAGTACTTCCCACACCAGTTAAACGAGAATAACCTAGTAGCCCAGACAGATGCAGACACTCTCAATATCGCCAAGATCTATGTAGCAACTCGTAAAGAGACAACGATCCGCATAGATGCCATGACGGTTGACCTGCTTGATCCAGATGTACCAACTGCGACCATGTTGGACTTCGATTACTTCCAACCTTTAAAGATTACGAATGTTCAGCCAGATGGCTCAACGATCGTCAAGACACTACAAGCACAAGGCTTCTCATGGAACATAACGCCAAATGCCATGAGCGTAACAGTTACAACTCTCGAACCTATAGTCGAGGGCTTCATCATCGGCAGCGATGTATCAGGTATAATCGGCACTAGCATAATGGCGTATTAGGAGAAAATAATGGCAACAGGCTTCCCAGCAAGCACAGGCGATGTACTAAGCGCGGCTATGTATAACGGTCTTACATCGTTCTCAGTAGGCGCGGCTAATACTGCCGACTACACAGCAGTCTTAGCAGACCAGTATCAGAGCCTAGAGATCATGAACAAGGCAACTGCTATTGCCTTCAAGATTCCGACAGATGCTTCGGTGGCATTCGAAATCGGCACAGTCCTAACAGTTCTCAACATCGGGGCTGGACTCTGCACTATCTCAGCAGTAACGCCCGGCACAACCACAGTCCTTTCAGCAGGTGCTACAGCAGCCGCTCCAACCGTTGCCCAATACAAGTCAGCCGCTTGTATTAAGACTGGCACAGATGCTTGGTATGTCGTGGGTGCAATAGCCTAATGATTGCTAATATAATCACAGGCTTAATTTCACCTATAGCACCCTTAATTCCTAATTCCGTAAATTATTTAGTTGTCGCAGGCGGCGGCGGCGGCGGCGGAAACTTTGGCGGCGGCGGCGGCGCAGGTGGCTTTAGAACTGCTAACGGATTTTCTATAGGTGCATCTTTTACAGTAACAGTTGGCGCAGGTGGTCCAGCCGACACTAATGGTAATAACTCGGTGTTTAGCACAATAACAAGTACCGCAGGCGGTTCTGGCGGTGGTGGTTGCGGTGCCGCTAATGCAACCGCCCCAAGTGGCGGTTCTGGCGGCGGCGGTGGTGGTGGAAATACCTCAGGCTTTACAGGATTTGGCGGCGCAGGAAACACTCCAAGCGTTAGCCCATCACAAGGCAGTAACGGCGGTAATGGTATTTTTGACCGCACAGGCGGCGGCGGCGGTGGTGCTGGTGCAACTGGGTCTAATGCGGTTGCTGGAGTCATGGGCGCAGGTGGTTCAGGCACAGCATCAAGTTTAAGTGGCTCATCGGTTACTTACGCAGGCGGCGGCGGCGGCGGCGGCACCGTTAGTTTAAGCGGCGGCGGTGGCGGCACAGGCGGCGGCGGTAACGGTCTGTCTGCTTTTTCTGGTACTGGTGGCAACGGAACGGTAAACACAGGCGGTGGTGCTGGTGGCGGTCCTGCAAATGGTTCTGGCGGCGCAGGTGGTTCAGGCATAGTTATTATTTCTTACCCATCAACTCAATTAGATTTAACTTCTATTGGCGGTGGCTTAACTTATACAAAAACAACTAGCGGCGGCAATACTATTTATACTTTTACAGCAGGAACAGGAACGGTGACAGTTTAATGGCTCACTATGCGTTCTTAGATGAAACTAATACAGTTACAGAAGTTATTGTTGGAAAAGACGAAACAGAACTAATTGAAGGGCTAGACCCTGAGACTTGGTATGGCAACTTTCGAGGGCAGAAGTGCATTCGTACTTCATACAATGGCAACATCCGCTACAACTATGCAGGGATTGGCTTTACTTACGATCCCATTGATGATGCTTTTATAGAACCAATGCCATGTGATCACGCTGAATTAACACTTAATGAATTGAAGCGATGGGAGTGTTCAGCCTGTGAAACCGCGTTTATGTAAGGCTGGAGTCCAACTTCGTGAGCAATTCGATGACACCTTCCCAGATCGCGATCGTAGTTCCGATGGCTGGATTGCGGATGCAAGACATATGTCAGCAGGTACTAGCGACCACATACCTTGTCCAGAGTCAGGAATTGTTTTCGCGATCGATGTCGATCGAGATGTATCTGGTAAAGCAAAGCCCGACCTCATGCCCGACATTGTTGATCAACTTCGTATCCTTGCCAAGACAGACAAGCGGATCAAATACATCATATTTGAGTCCAAAATCTGTTCAGCCAAGAGCGCTTGGCGCTGGAGAACTTATACTGGGATTAACAAGCATCGCCATCATATGCATGTCTCGTTCAGCATCAAAGGTGATCAAGATGGTTCGTTCTTTAATATCCCGTTACTAGGAGGCTCACTATGAACATGAAAAACCCTTACCTACTCACAGCAGGCGCATTCTTATCTGCTTGGGCTGCATCTAATTTCGCAGCAGATTACCGTTCGATCCTGTGGGCTGTACTAGCTGGGGTCTTTGGATATGCGACACCTAAGCGATGACTCCAACGGATTACTTAAATCTTTATATTGCCACGCTTGCGATAGTGGGTGGATTAGCGGGATATGTGATCACACACTTGCTGTCGGAGATTAAACGACTCAATGGGCGTGTCGATGAGATTTACAACATACTTTTAGAGCGACAATAATCCTATGGCTCGCAAAAAGGCTATTGACTTAGAGGCTTACTCTATGCTCGATCAGTACTGCATCGGGCTAAATGAGTATTACAAATCTCTAAGACGAGCAGGGTTCTCAACAGAGATGGCTCTGGCTATCTTGCTTGAACCTTTAACTTACCCGGCAACCATCCTGCCCACACCTAACTGGCTGCCACAACTTCCCGACTCCATCCCTTATGACGATGACGATGAGGATTAAACTTGAAACGCACAGTTATAGTGCCAGACCTGCAAGTGCCATATCATGACGAAGTTGCTGTCCGCAATGTTGCATCTTTTATTAAGGCATACCGCCCAGATAGCGTGGTTACATTGGGAGATGAAATCGACCTCCCACAGATCAGCCGATGGTCAGACGGAACGCCGGGCTGGTACGAGCAGACACTAGCCGAGGACAGAGATCAGGCAGTAGAAGTTCTTTGGTCTTTAGTCGAGCATTCTAAAGAGGCTCACATGATCCGATCTAATCACACAGATCGTCTCTACAATGTGATCATGAAAAAGATTCCAGCATTCTTAGCCTTGCCAGAGTTGAAGTTTGAGCGCTTCATGCGTTTAGATGAATTAGGCATTACTTACCATAAGAAGCCATACGCCTTTGCTAAGGGCTGGGTGGCAGTTCATGGAGAC